GTCAAGGCCATTGCCGAAGAGCTAGAAATCAAACCCAATGTACTAAAGAAGGCCATCCGCTTGGCACACAAAGCGGAATTCGGCAAAGAGAAACAGGATCACGACCTGTTGGAAACTATTCTGGAAACTGTGGGCCGAACTCTGTAAATGTTGTATTCGGGCAGCGGGTATTCTATCATTGGCCCGGGATTTGTTGGCAAGCTAATAGCAAGCCAACTGCATGTCGACCACAGCTACAACCGAACCAATCTTGACAGCTTGCCAAATTTGAGTCATGATACTATCATACTAGCAGCACCAACAGGAAACCGTATAGTAGTAAATCAGGATACGATCCGCGATCTTGATGACTGTACTAGTATTGTTGACGCTCTCAAGAGAACCCAGTTCAATAGGATTGTGTACATTAGTACAGTGGATGTTTTTGTAGAATCAAACTATGGTCAAAATCGTCTATGGTTAGAGCAACAGATTCAGCAGTTTCCCAATCATATTATTCTTAGACTTCCGTCATTGTGCGATCCTTCTATAAAAAAGAACGTGCTGTTTGATCTTGCTAATCGACAATGGTTGGAGAAAGTTTCACTGGAATCGGATATACAGTGGTATCCGACTAACAGACTAGCACAAGATATAACATATGCGATCGAACACAACATTTCTGAATTGAATCTAGTGTCTGCGCCAGTTTGTAATCGTGATATTGTATCAAAATTTGCCCCGGATCTACTCAAAAGACTAGGGTGTAATACAGCAACACCAGTATACTATGATATAAAATCACTGAACGGGCAGTATTGGATTGACAATGAATGCATGTGGTCAGAACTAGAAAAAAGTTTTATACAATTAATTGGAGATAGATGAGCTACATAGACGCCTTATATGATCGTGATCGTGATCGTATTCACCTGGTGGGCCGACGCAATGGTGTTCGTTACTACGAAGACTATCCAGCTAACTATGTGTTTTACTACGACGACCCCAAGGGCAAGTTTCGCAACATCTACGACAAGCCAGTAAGCCGGTTTAGTTCTCGCAACAATAAAGAGTTCCGCAAAGAAATGCGGGTACACTCGGGTAAAAACATCTACGAAGGTGATATCAACCCGGTGTTTCGTTGCCTGGAAGACAACTACAAAGGGCAAGACGGACCGCCGCTGCACACAGCATTTTTCGACATTGAGGTCGACTTTGATCCGGTAAAAGGTTATAGTCGACCTGATGATCCGTTTAATCCTATCACAGCAATTTCAGTCTACTTAGACTGGATGGATCAATTGATCACCTTGGTGGTTCCGCCCAAGCGCATGAGCGCTGAAACTGCACAAGAGATTGCAGCTGAGTTTCCCAACACGTTTGTGTTTTGGGAGGAGGCTGAACTGCTGAAAACGTTTATGTCATTGATTGAAGATGCCGACGTGCTTAGTGGTTGGAACAGTGAGGGATACGATATTCCATACACTGTCAATCGTGTGATCAAGTTGTTGAGCAAGGACGATACCCGTAAGTTTTGCCTTTGGGAGCAACTGCCCAAGCCAAGAATGTTTGAACGCTTTGGTGCCGAGAACATGACATATGACTTGGTTGGCCGTGTTCACCTGGATTACATGCAATTGTACCGCAAGTACACCTATGAAGAGCGACACAGCTACAGTTTGGATGCTATCTTGGAGTACGAGGGACTGGCAGGCAAGACCAAGTACGAAGGCACACTTGATCAGTTGTACAATCAGAACTGGAAAACTTTTATTGAGTACAACCGGCAGGACGTGGTCGGACTTGCCGGTATCGACAAGAAACTCAGATTTCTGGATCTAGCCAACACCCTGGCACATGAAAACACTGTGTTGCTGCAAACCACAATGGGTGCAGTGGCAGTGACCGAGCAAGCAATTATCAATGAGGCCCATGAACGTGGGCTAGTAGTTCCTAACCGTAAAGAGAGACTCAATGACAGTGATACACAAGCGGCAGGTGCCTATGTTGCTACGCCCAAAAAAGGAATCCATGAATACATCGGTTCCATTGACATCAACTCGCTCTATCCCTCGGCTATTCGCGCCCTTAACATGGGCCCAGAAACCATTGTTGGACAACTCAGAAGCACAGCAACCGACAACCTGATTCAAGAACGCATGGCCAAAGGCGATAGTTTTGCAGCGTCCTGGGACGGATTGTTTGCCACACTAGAGTACACGGCTGTGATGGAGCAGCAGCGGGGCACTGATATTACCATTGACTGGCAAGATGGCAACAGCTCTGTGCACTCGGCGGCCGAGGTATGGAAGGCTGTGTTTGACAGCAACCAACCTTGGATCCTAAGCGCCAATGGCACTATCTTTACCTATGAGAAAGAAGGTGTAATCCCAGGCTTGCTCAAGCGTTGGTATGCAGAACGTAAACAAATGCAGGCCAAGTTGAGGGAATGCACAGATAAGACAGAAGAAGAATACTGGGACAAGCGACAGTTGGTCAAGAAGATTAACTTGAACAGCTTGTATGGTGCTATTTTGAATCCCGGTTGTAGGTTCTTTGACAAGCGGATTGGGCAAAGTACCACGCTGACCGGACGTAGTATTGCCAAGCACATGGATGCTCATGTAAATGAATGTGTAACCGGCAAGTACGATCATGCCGGCGCTGCTATCATCTATGGTGATACAGACAGTTGTTACTTTTCTGCTTGGCCCATGCTCAAGGATGATGTAGAAGCAGGGCGCATGGAATGGGACAAGGACATCTGTGTTTCTCTGTATGACAGCATTGCCGAACAGGTGAACCAAAGCTTTCCGGGGTTCATGGAGCAAGCATTCCATTGCCCTAGAGAAATGGGCAGTGTTATCAAGGGAGGCCGAGAGATTGTTGCCAGCAAAGGCTTGTTCATTACCAAGAAGCGGTACGCTGTACTTTACTATGACAAGGAAGGCAAGCGTCTTGATGTTAATGGCTATCCGGGCAAGGTCAAGGCCATGGGCCTGGATCTCAAGAGGTCAGACACTCCCAAGGTAGTCCAGGAATTTCTTAGTGAGATCCTGGAGAATGTACTAACTGGACATAGTCGTGCAGATGTGATTGAAAAAATTCGAGCATTCAAGTACTTGTTCATGGAGCGGCCAGCCTGGGAAAAAGGCACACCCAAGCGTGTGAACAACTTGACCAAGTATGGCGATGCTGAACTCAAGGAAGGCAGAGCTAACATGCCCGGACATGTACGTGCTGCACTTAACTGGAATACTATGCGGCGCATGAACAGTGATAATTACAGCATGCAAATTATCGACGGCATGAAAACAATTGTCTGCAAGCTAAAGTCCAACGCTCTCGGCTGGACTTCGATCGGTTACCCCACAGACGAAATGCACTTGCCACAGTGGTTCCGGGACTTGCCATTCGACGACAGCTTGATGGAAACTACAATTATCGACAGCAAAGTATCCAACTTGTTGGGTGTACTGAACTGGGACATTAGTCAGGCCACTAACACAGAAAATACATTCCAATCCCTATTTGAGTTCACATGAAACTTAGCTGTATAATTGACTATAGAAATTTGTTAGCAAGATTAGATCCGGCCGACACAGATCTTTTGATTAGTAGTCACCTTGGTCCAATTTTGCACAGCATCGGAGCTAGCGCAGTACAGTTCCCGGATCTGCTAGAACAGCTTAATCGTGACCGTGATCAAATACACGGTGCGTTTATGAAATTTCGATCTACTGTGCGTGAAATACGAGAACAACTACAAGATTTGATTGATCAGTTAGAACCAGCATATTTTGCAAACAGCTTTGAACTTTATAAATCAGGTCAGCACGGAGATAAGCCCGAATATTTACTTGCGAGACAGCAAGAATTATCTCTGGATGCAGTTGATTACATTCGTAGTCGACTTAGATTGTTGTCCGACTGGCATCACCCGGCTATGGTCATCCGGCCCGGACGAGAAGACTGGATCCAAGACTTAGTTGGGTCAGATCCGTTGTATCTAGTAGACTACTGTGAAGAAATGATTCAACCGACTCTGAATCGTTTCCGGGAAGAGTATCAACGACGGCTACAAGTTTACATTGAACCAAGAGACGAAGATTCTACAGTGTTATCAGCACTACCGCAATCACAATTTGGATTAGTGGTTGCGTTGCACTACTTCAATTTCATGCCCATGGAACGTATCGGCCAGTATCTAACAGAGATATTCAACAAGCTCAAGCCCGGTGGAAGTTTACTAATGACATTCAATGATTGTGATATTGCCGGCGGTGTTGAGCTAGCTGAACGAGGTTTTATGTGCTACACTCCCGGACACATGATTAAGACACTAGCAAAAACTCTTGGTTTTGAAATAATTCAATGGTATTATCTAGAAAAATCCAATGCGTTAATAGAACTGCGGCGGCCGGGTCGCCTTACATCGCTACGCGGCGGACAAAGCTTGGGGAAAATTATACCAGTGACTAGCAAAGATCATCACACTAGGCGGGTAAGAATTAAACCATAGTGTTTATAAAATTATACCGAAACCTGTCGCAAAATCTAAATAACTGTAATACAATTAACCCATATAGGAGAACTTATAATGAGAGATTATCTACTCGACCTCGTCGAACACACTTTTGATCTTGGCTGCATTGATTTGATTAAAACCACCGGTACTGACCAAGACACTATCATTGATGGCTTGTCAGAGGATCGCAGTGTGGTTGTGCAGGGGAAGTTTTTGACCCCGGTGGCTGAATTCATTGGCACATTTGGTATGCCAAATCTTAACAAGCTCAAAATTATTTTGAACTTGCAAGAGTATCGCGAAGGTGCTGATATTACTGTGTCGCGACAGGATCGCAACGGCGAGGCTATACCAGTGGGCCTGCATTTTCAAAATGCTGCCAAGGACTTTACGAATGACTACCGGTTCATGACATCGGAGATCATTGCAGAAAAGCTCAAGACCATGAAGTTCAAGGTTCCGGCCTGGCATATTGAATTTGAGCCCAGTGTTGCCTCTGTCCTAAGACTTAAAATGCAGGCGCAGGCCAATGCAGAAGAAGACACTTTTCAGGTGAGAACTGACAAGGGAGACTTGAAGTTCATGTTCGGCGACCACAGCACACATGCTGGTGAATTTGTTTTCCAGGCCGGAGTATCGGGAGTTCTTAAGCGTTCATGGTCGTATCCCAAAGCACAGGTGATTAGTATTCTAAACCTTACCGGGGACAAAATTATCCGCATCAGTGACGACGGGGCTGCACAGATCACTGTGAACTCGGGCATTGCTGAATACAATTATATCCTACCTGCAATGGGCAAGTAACTGCTGATGATTGAACAAGACGACCTAACTGCCAAGCAGAACGACTACGCTATTTTTCTGCCAGCTATCTCCAGTTTTTATGGCAGCTATATTGGCAAACAACGTGCCGGCACGTATGTAGAACAGACTCGCATGCCTGCGGGTATTCCCGAGATGGAACAACTGAACTGGTTGAATCCACAAAAGGCACTGTTCCCGTATCGCTGGAGTCTTTACAGTGCAGGTCACGCCAATCTTGACATGACCAAGCCCAGTGCCAAGGAAGACATGGTACGGGATCGAGATCCTGACAGCTTCATGCTGTTGGACTCGGGTGGATTCCAGATTGCCAAGGGCGTGTGGCCCGGACAATGGGCCAACCCTGCAGACTTGAATGCAGAGAAGAAACGCAGACAAGTGCTCGAGTGGCAATGTCAAATTGCTGACTATGCAATGACCATGGATATCCCTACCTGGACCTACCTGGACAAGGAAGCATCTGTGCTGTGCGGGATCCACAGTTATGATGATGCAGTCAACGCTTCTAAGTACAACAACGAGTACTGGATGGCAAATCGGTATGGCAAGACCAAGATTCTAAACGTGTTGCAGGGTAGCAATCACAGCGAAGCTGATCATTGGTACGACATGATGAAGGGCTATTCTGATCCTGGCCTGCACCAAAATGCCTTTAATGGTTGGGCCATGGGAGGGCAAAACATGTGCGATTCGCACCTGGTGCTTAAACGCTTGGTGCACTTGATACATGATGGATTGTTAGAAAAAGGAC